CAAACGAGTTACTGCATTCAGTATATTTCCAGAAAACGAATTGACATCACCTTCCCAGGCACCAATAATCAATCTTAACACACGGTTCAAACCATGATACCCATACTTCTTAAAAATCTGTTCTATGGTTGATACAGCACAAATCATACCGGGACCTTTTCGTATTCCAATAGTCATTCCATAAGATTCAACCAAATCGCGAATCATCAATTGATCATCGTTTCCAGCCTCCAGATTCGCCATAAACACTTCATATGGTAGAAGGGGCTTGACAAATTTCTGCTGGTTCGCAAAAATATCTGCTTCATGGGCATAACTCAAATCATCATAAATCATGCACCATACTGGTGTCTCGCGAGAGCCCGATACCAATGCAACAATTTCAATTGTATGCTGACCATTAAATACATAGTTTATCCCATCTCTGCGGCTAACTTTTACTGGATTAATCTGATACAAGTCAAACTTTGCTGCAGCTCTCGCTATATGACTCTGAGACAGATTTCTCTGATACTCCTGATTAGATACCAGGTTTTTTATTGGAATCTGCTCAAAATGCACATTGGGGACATACATTCGAAAATCGTCCATTTATTCCTCCTCGATTGCTACGAGCATCTCCTGCACTTTTGATTGCAATTCTTGCAATGCCTGTGTAAGTTTACTTCTGGCATTACTTGACACAATGCTCAAGTCTGCTTTCGTTTTTGTCCTTTCGATAGAACTCGTCCATGAAGGAATCGTCAGTGTTAACCCGGTAATTTCTGCATCAGGATCAAATACAGGCATATCTTTCACAGATGGTATTGCTGGAGATTCTGTCGCTGAATCCTGCTGCATTGAATTCTGGATTTCCTGCCGCGTTTTATTGTATCTGACAATTGGCTTTTGTGAAAGTTCCAGCTTTCTGGCTACTTTCTTTATCTCATCCGGAGGCATTCTAGACAGTTCAACAATATTATTATGTGAAATTTTAAAGCTACCAGCCAGTATTTTAGGCACCAGCAATGGGACTTTTTTTCCAATCACTTCAAGTGCCCGTGTGTAATTCGCATACTTCTGCACCGTGCCTGGTGAAATATTATTCTGTTCCGCAATACGAAGTGCTGTCCAATGTCTGGATGTGGCTTTTCCATCAGCCTTTTTCTCATCATCCTGATCTGGGTCTTCCAACAAGCTATACTGATTCTTTCCTTTCGCATTACGCTGTGCCAAGACGATTTTCTCTGATTCATATTGCATTCCAATCAGAAATTTTCTGGTTTCTTCTGTAATATTTCGCCGTCCTAACTGATTGGCACATATCCAAGCGATCGCTTCTTCCTTACTTTGGAAGTCCTTTTCCACAGTTGCAAAAGGAATCGTATGCCTGCGACATAATTCATAGCGATTATGACCATCCACGATATATCCATTCCATATTACAATTGGATCTCTGCATCCATCCGCCAGTAAATTTTCTTCCAATTGAAGCAATTCCTTATGCCGCAATGGACGAATTAAGTCCTTAAACTCTTTACATATCTTTAGCGAATATATCTTCTTTTCCCGCATTTCTGACACCCCTTATCCCTCATACTTTTGTTTTGATCGCACATCAAAAACTACTGCCCGCTCATTTGGATAGACAATTCCAGACAGCCTATATGTACAATCCTCCTCGAATCCAGAAAAAGCAGACCGCAGTTTTGAAACAAAAGATCTGCTATAAATTTCAAAGCCAAATTCTGAATTGAATCTCGCATGATTGATTCTATGAGCATCTGAACCACGGGTATCTGCATCAATTCCTCGAATCGCAACCCTACATTGATCTACATTGACCAGCAACTGAATAAACTTAGGGTCACCTATCATATGAAGAGATTCCTTATGAATTCTTACCCTGGACCATTTAAAGTCTATGGACACCTGCGCCGTTATTCTGGGATTATTGCACATTATTACACCTCCATCATATGTACTTGTTCAAACGACACCTGATCAACTGTCTTTGATGATGACTGTGTTTTTTCTTTAATGGCATAAATTGCGTAGCCATCGAATGTGCTGATTTGCATGGATTTACGGTGTTCCTTAAAGGACATACCAAACTGATTCTGCCACTCTGCCGGGAACACCGGTGTCTTAGAGTTTTTGGGCTTCACTCCTTCCACAACTTCTCTTTGATAAACTTCTGTTGCGGTCAAGTCAAATGCAATTAAATATTCGCCATTCGCATGAATTAACTTACCCAGCATTTTATATCGGTAATTTGGATTCCAATCCATCATTGACACAATTTTGGCATAAAACAATTTGCATGTAATCTGTTTCGGCTTTCTTTTTCCTTTCGATACACCACACCACAAAAATGAATCCCGCTCCTGTTCGAGGCATGGTCTAAGCGCAAGAATCTTGCTCTCCCTATTCACTAACACCTGAACATATTGAACTGACGGAAATTTAGACAAACACGCAGAATTCACGTAAAACTTGCAATTGTTAAAAGTTACGGATGGTTCACTCTGATGTGCAAAAAATTCACGGCGGACAACCTGAAACCCTTCAAAATCAAAATAATCATCCATATCCAGAACCTCATCATCCTTTCCTAAGACAGGATAACAGCCTGTTTTCTGTTCTTGATCTATATCACATACACCATCCACTTTATTCAGTAAATTCATGAGAATTTGCCGTCCTTCGGGTCCATTCATTTTTGATCCTCCTGTATTATCACGCCACTCAGTTCTGTGCGTATATATCTTCGCAATTCTTCAAATGCTGTTACATTTAGTTTTTTTCCTGTTTCATACAGCTGTCCCACCATCCGCAGTTTCCAATCATTTTCGTTTTGATTCTCAAGCGCAGCAATCGACAGTTCATGCACATAAAATTGTTTTCCGAAAGATACTGTCCAAGACTCAGGAATTGCACGAATTCGTTTACCTGATGGAGTTAAAGGTTGGATCATCGCCAAGCCTTCATCCGTGCTCTCCTGATTAGGCAACACAAACGATTTAAAATACGCTTCAGAATTTTCAACATCGAAAATATAGGCAAGTTCCTGATCCTGCTCATATAAGGATCCGATGATTCGGTATTTGCAATCCTGATTCCAACCGAACAGGGAATATAATGTATCGCTAAATGCTGCCGCAGAAATGATTTTAGGATAGTACTTCTTTCCGGATACTTTAGAAATACACACAGCACTACGGTTTTTAATATTGGTTGGCCGAATAGCAAATTTCCGTTCAACAGGATTCACGAGAAGCTCCACTTGATTCCTTTCGCCAAACTTTCGAACTATTGCTGTGCTGAACTTAATTTTCCGGTCCATAAAACTAACAGCCGGACGATGAACAGAGTCGAAGAATTCCGTTCGCGTAATCTCAAATCCGCGCAAGTCAAAATCGCCCGCCTCCACTTCTATGCGAAGCTGTGGTAATGAGCAAACACTCGATTTCATATCTTCCTCGCTCGCTCTCGGATACACACTTTGAGATGCCTGAAAGTAATCGGACTCCTTAAAACCTGCCCAACGTGGATTGATCGTAACAAATCCTTTGAATATACCACTATCGATCACCCGTAGTTCCGGCAAATAAGAATGGGTTCTATACTTCGCATTATCCAATAGTCGTTGGACAGCAATAAAATCATCTCTGCTCACAATTGCTGAATGGTGGTTAAGATATCTACTCTGCGGCCGTTCTCCTCGATTCTTCTTTGATAGATGATCTCTATAATTAGGAGTAAAGGTTTTTCTGGTCAGCACATCTCCGCAATGCCGTTCATTTCGCAATATTTGAACTACGCTGCCTGCAGTCCATTTGATATTCCCTAAGTACGACTTTCTTCCCAGCGCAATCAGAGCATCCGCTATCTGTTGTGTGGAGTACCCATAAAGATACATAAAGAATGTCAGTTTTACTGTTGGTGCTTCATCTGGGTTAATTACCAAATTACCATCTGCATCATGGGTATAGCCCAACAGTTTCGGTGTCAGTGGTATTCCGTTATCTAATCTCATTCGCAGAGATGTTTCCATACTTCTGCTCCGTGTGTGGGATTCTTCTTCCGCCATTGTAGCCAAAAAAGTTAACCCCATCTGAGAATCATCTCTCAAGGAAAAAATACACTCTGACTCAAAAAATACACCTACCGGAGATTTAAGAGAGGCCAGATCACGAACGATGCCAATACAGTCCGCAACGTTCCGAGCAAATCTGGATACATTTTTGCAAATTATCATATCCAGTTTTCCAGCCTTTGCATCTACGATCATACGATTAAACTGGTCCCTATGTCTAAGAGAAGTTCCGCTAATGCCTTCGTCAGCATAAATATCAACCAGTGTCCAATTGGGGTGCTTAACAACAAAATCTTCATAGTATTTTTTCTGAAGCTCATACGATGTTGTCTGTTTCACATCATCTGTAGAAACCCGAACATAAATGCCGATCCGCTGGTTCACATCGTTATCATAGTAATCCGTTCGTTTTTTCTCAGGGATATACTCATAGTTCTCAGGATCTACTTTGACATTCATCCGTCTGCGCTGCTTCTCAATATTCTGTCTTTTTTGCTGACGCTTCTGTTCATCAATCATCCAGCACACCCCGTTCTTCACATTCATCATCCGAAAGAACTTTCCAGTCTGGATCTGGTAAAAAATACATATCTCTCAGATCTTCCCGATAATAGGATGACAATGTAAAAATATCCTCAGAAATAAAATAAATTCCAATCGGCGGATTCTGTGCAGCCAGTATTCGGGAACAGAGCGTAACCTCATATATACGCTTTGAAATATTAGAGACTTTTTGTGTTACAATCAGATCGACTTTTCCCGTAAAACAGTCCTCCAGCAATTGACACCACGCTGGAGCACTTTCCATATTTGGAGCTGACGATCCTTCGTCTATATAGAAATCAACAAACTCCCATTGAGGGCACAAAGCCAGAGTATCCATAAATTGCTTTTTATGAAAATCAAGATAATTATCATATTTGGTCTGATTAAAATAGCGAATATAGACACCAACTTTATAACGTACTTCTGTACTGGGTCGTTCATGCCGAATATGCTTTAGCCACTCTTTATGTTCAGCAATTTTGCGCGCTTGCTCACTATCATCCGAAAATATCATGGAGAATTGCGGTGTCCCCGCAATTTCATTCATTTTTTCGAAAATATCCATTTCGCTCAATGTCATGTCCTCCCACATCCGCTTTACAACATTATTTTACTGTATAGGTAGGTAAAAAGTGAATAAACCAGCAGTCATCATGTTGACTCCCAGTTTAGATTCAGGCAAAAAATAACAGGTCAGCATAACGCCAACCTGTTATTAATCTTGATTTTGTCTTTGTATGTGCAATGTTTCCTTAAGTTCTTTTACAATCCTCAAAATTGCATCTATTTCGCTGGGAGAGCAATCTCCAAGGATATCTGCAAACTCGTTCTGATAGATACTGTTAACCTCTGGAATATCCGGGCGAAGCAATACATCTGCTGATACCTGCAATGCCTCCGTGATCCGTATGAATGTGGTAAGCATCATTTTGCTTTTTCCACGCTCTATGTCACTGATATGTGGAAGTGATATATGAGCCTGCACCGCCAAATCAGCCTGGCTCATCTTCTTACTTAAGCGAATTTCCCGAATCCTGGCACCAATACGCTTATACTCAGCCATTACATTTTCATCCACATACTCACCACCATTTCGCCTGAAGACGATATTGCATTACAAGTATATCTGTTGTAGACTATGAAAGTATATAGGCTAGGGGCTAACTTATAGCCTTGACACTATAATGATACCGTCAAAATTTATTTTTGGAGGTATCATTATGACAATCAATCTCATCTCTCTCGGACAGCGTATTCGGCAAATGCGAAAGAGGAAAGGACTCACTCAACTTAGCCTTTCAGAGCAATTGGGCCTGTCCCCAACGTATATCAGCTATATTGAAAGCGGTAGTAAAAGTATGAGTCTTACAACTTTTATTGAAATTGCGAACATATTGAATGTGACAGCTGATGAGCTTTTGGTCGACAGCTTAGTTAATACCGTTAAGGTTTCAAACCACGAATTAACAGCTCTGCTAAGTGACTGTTCTGAGTATGAGAAACACATTCTTCTCGATGCCGCAACAGCAATTAAAGCATCCTTACGAAACAACAAGGGGTATTTCCTTTCTCGCCGCTATTAATATACCCCATCTACATACAAATCGGAATCCACCTGTAGTCACTCCCAGAACTTCCAGTTTATATTTCATAATTACGCACCATGGGTGCGCTTACATTTTTCTAAAAACTAATTACATTTTCGGCAAATTCATGACTACAACATATATTCCTGCTATAATACAGTTGCTGAAAGGAGGGCTCTTGAATGGTTTATTACACAGGTGACATTCATGGTAGAAAATATGAAATTGTCCGTTTCTGTAAGAAAATGAACTTAACCTCAGATGATGTCATCGTAATTCTGGGAGACGTTGGTGCCAATTATTTCGGTGATGAACGTGATGATGAACTTAAACAGGCTTTTCATCGCTTGAAAACTACTATCTTCTGTATTCATGGTAACCACGAAATGCGCCCCGCAACCATTCCCAGCTATCTTAGCAAAGAATGGAATGGTGGTATTGTATGGTATGAAAATGCGTATCCGAATATTCTATTTGCCAGAGATGGCGAAATCTTCACCCTTGATGGGATCCGCCATCTCGTAATTGGCGGAGCTTATAGTGTAGACAAACCTTACCGCCTTGCACGTGGTTATGGTTGGTGGGAAGATGAACAGCCATCTGATGATACAAAAAAATATGTCGAACAGCAGATTATGGATCATTCCGTGGATGTTATACTTTCTCATACCTGTCCATTTAAGTATGAACCGTTGGAAGCCTTTCTGCCAATGATTAATCAAGACTCTGTTGATACCAGCACAGAGCACTGGCTTGATAAAATTGAAGAAACCTGCTCCTACAAGCAATGGCTCTGTGGGCACTGGCATATCAACAAACAAATTGACAAAATGCAGTTCCTTTATCATGATTTCATTTCCATGGATGATCTTAAGAGAAGAATTCATGTGGAGGTGCTCTGAAATGAGTGACCAATACTATGCCCTGTATTTAGATGACTATGCGACACCTGCATTCTGTTCTTTTGACAAGCTTTTCATTGGTACGCAATCAGAAATCCTCGCAGTAGCAGATCGCATGGGTGCAGACATTGCTTATAAAGAAACAGTCGCTGCCATTCAGAATTATTTTCTAGGCAAAAAAACAGTCACCCACACAATCGCCTACCAAACTTTTCCGGTACTCACCCCTGTAGAGTCCATTTGTAGTTTGGAGTTCACCCTAAACGAAACAATTTGGAACCATCAAAATGTGTGGGACTGCACCTATATTATGAAATTTGATGAAGCTGTTGTTCATCAATTACTAATCCAGCACCAGAATAAGTATTACAGGTTAATTCGTGCCAGCATGAAAAATTTGTGTTGTGACAGCGAAACTAGCTTTGGATGGATGCCATTAAATAGTCGTTTCTGGGGACACAAATGTATGATGAACGTAACTACACATAATGATGGTTCCTATTGGGTTAGTAATCTGCTTTATGTTATTCAAGACTCATTTGATTCTCTTGATGATGCTAATAATTATTGGCGCGATCCAGGAAAGCTAATCTTTGACAGCATTTGTGATGAAATCTTCGGCGATGGATGACTTCCCAACCATCTTATACCTTTACTGATATCCCAATACTTGGCAACATTACAACAAATATCAGTTCATCATGCTGGATACAAGCAAAAAAACGAGAATTGTAATTGCCGTACTGTATCTGGCAGCCAATAGCAGAAGTAAGGCTAAAGACTATTGAATGGACTATCTATCTTCAGGCACATAGAAAACAAGCTGGCCACAATCCAAAAACCAGCTTGTTTTCATTTCTCATTGTTTACATTACTGCGTTAAAATTATCCACGCTCACTATTTCTACTTGTCTTTTCGTCATTTCTAAGGTATAATCACCGCAAAGCATCTGAATATCCATACGCTCCTCTATGCAGTTTCTGCCTGACCACAGTTTTGACCACAATATCTGTGAAAGCCAAAACGGATTCTGCTAGAGGGGCAATCGTTTTTGACCACAGTTTTGACCACAACTACAGAAAAAACAGGTGGAATCAGCGGAGAAGTGAGTTCTGAATACCACCGAGTATTGTGAATAAAACCGCTAAACGGAGTCAAAAAAGTTAAGAAAAATCCCCGGATTCGTTTGGGAGACCTACTCTATTTGTTCGATGGTTCCCCATCCAACCCGAATATCCGTTGCGGCACTAGCACTTTTCCATTTTGCATATTTATTAAAAAAGGTCAAAACTGCGGTTTGACCACAGTTTTGACCACAACTGTCAGAATCTCTTTTTCTGCTTCAAATTCAATATCCGGGTGT